GCTGGATCTGATTGCGCAAAAAGGTGCGCTCGGCCATGGCAACTTCCTGCCCTGGGTTCAGGCAGAGTTCGGCATGTCTGAGCGCACTGCACAGAAGTTCATGGCAATAGCTCGCGAGCTTGGTCCAAATGCGAAGAATCCTTCGCATTTGGCGTTTGAAACACTTGCAAAGCTTGCGTCGAAAGACACCCCAGAACCAGTCCGCGCCCAAGTGCTCGAACGCGCCGCGTCTGGGGAAAAGGTGACGGCGACGATAATTCATGTCTTCTAAAGGGACCCAACGTACGGCCGTAACACATCCGCGGTTTCGAGAAGGCCAGCTGCTTCCATCTCAAGTAATAGCTTTTCTGGCGTCAGAGCAGGCTTTTTGAAGCGTTCACGCATAACTCTAATTGCAGCAACCGCCTTGCCAGGATCCAAGCCAATTGTATCAGCTAGGAATGAATCAGCTGATTTAGCCTCCATGTTGAGGCTGGCAAGCCTGTCAGCTGGGAAGTCCGACAGATTCTCGGTTACAATCATCGATGCTTGGGTTTTCAAGGCCGCGGCAACAACGTGGGCGTCGCCTGGATCCGGCCACCCATCGCATACACATTTGAGATGATCGTAGTCCGCGACGATCGCATCTTCGAAGGCGCGCATCATATGGTTGCACGCAAGAGACGCCTTCGAACCAGAAGCTTCGTCGCCTTTGTCAGCAAGTATTTTGGCAATCGCTCTTTCGACCTCAGATATGACTTCTGCCGACCAGCGGACCCTGAAGAACTCTGCTTCTGCCAAGGTCAAAAGCAAGTTTCTCCTGAGCACGCTGGCCAAAGAGCAGGCATCAATGAAGGCAGTAAAGCGATTGGCGAACATGCGTTAGAATAGCTCCGCGTCTTGAGCGGCAAGAGCCTCTAGCGCCGTGGCTCGCGAACTATCCCGCTTTAGCTTATAGGCGAACAGATCTGTTGCCTTAATCCGCCTATGACGTCCGACAAGTTCATAAGGTATCTCATTCCGTTCCAAAATGGATATAAGGAAAGGACGAGATACATTCAGTATGTCTGCGGCTTGCTGTGTAGTAAGCCGCTGGTGAACTGGCACAAGCGTGACAGCATCGCCACGCCCAATATGACGCAGCAACTCCATGAGCAAGCCTGACAGAGCAGGTGACAAGGTGATTTCTGCAGTCTGCCTATTCTCGTCCAGGACCCGAAGCCTAGAGCTGTCAGTAGCTGCATTCGCAATGATTCGCCGAAGCTGGTTGGCTGCCGCCTTCTCTGTAGCCGAAGGCAGGCGGCCACCAAGCTCCTCAGCGTAAGCTGGTAAGGTCATATCTGCCTCCTTTGTTGAAGCTGCTTCTAACTCATATTCGAATTAAACGCAACGATCGAATTATCCGAAGCGTGCGATCTATCAGCGGTTAGCCACGGACCGAACACCTTCCATACCGTTTTCAACGCTCTTATGAACGCATATGATCCCAGCCAACTTATCCGCCGGCTTAAAAATCCCGCTCCACCACGGCCTTTTCCCGCCTCGCCGCCGTATATGGGTGTATCCCAGCCCGGAACGGCCAGAGCGCGCAAAACACCGCCTGGCAGGCCTTTATTTCCCCTACCTGCCCACCGCAACAGTCGCGACATTTCTCGCGGATCGCTGACATGGGTGACCGCGGCTCATGCCCGGCCAGTGCAGCCACAGCAGCGTTGGGCGGCCAGGTGGCCGCCATTTGTTCGCGGTTCATACCTTGAGCATCCTTCCCAGCTCGTGCTCGAGGCGGCGTGTCAGCACGGTGTCGACCATTTCTTCGACGATGGTCTCCGTCTTCTTCCTGACCATCTCCCGCGGTATCGCTGGCCCCCACAGCTTCCGGATCGGATGCCGTGCATCGCTGGTCCGGGCGAAGATATGCCCTGCGCCAGCGCCTTTGGTCTGGCCTGCCTGGCCGCGGGCGATGAAGGCGCCGTCGTACAGCTCGGACACCCCCCACGCTCCGGCGGTGACAAACTGCGCCCGGGTCTGCCCGCCAAACCTGCCGTCGGCCCGCGGCACCATCCGCGTGGCGACTTTCACGCCCTTCGAGTCAATCAGCGAGAAATGCCGGCCCGTTCCGGTGATCTCATAGATCAGGCTGTCCTTGTTGGCCTTCTTCGTGATCACAGCCTTATGAATGTTGAGATTCTTGATGCCCATGCCCGCCGACAGGACACGCTTGACGCGTGTGTTTGCCATATCGCCTGTGCGGTTGAGGGCCCTGGCCATGACGGGGCGCGCCTTGCCCTCGCCGATGGCCTGCAGTGCGGTCTGAAAATCCGCAAGATGCCGATCAGCGACTGTGATTTTGACTGACATCCTGCGCCTCCCTGGCTCGCTGCTGCTCAATGTCGTGCCGGTCTTCATCGGTCGGCCCGAAGTGCGGCGCCTCCAATTTGGTTGCGGCTCGACGGCGCAGGTCTTGAATTTGGGCCACAAGGGTGGTGGTCGCCGGGCCAGGGTTGTTGGTCATGTCGTGCTCCATGGTTGAGAATGGCCGGCGACCATCCGCCGGCCATTGGTTAGATCACGTCCGCGAACGTGCGATCACGCGTGCGGCGCATCTGGTTGCCGAGTTCGCGGGTAACCTGATCTGCAATTTCGCGGGCGCTGGCGTTGGTGGTTGCGGTTACCGTCACGTGGTTCGTGATGGTAACATTCGCCGGTTGCGCCATCGCCGGCGCAGCCATCGGGCCGGCCACTGCACCGGCGACGGTTGCTGCACGCAACGCTCTCGTGATGCCAGACGATTCAACTCGCCCAGACTGGCGCGGCACAAACAACTCTGGCCCGCGTTCACCCACCAGATACGGTGATCCAGCCGATACCGGGCCGCCATTTGCGCGCGTTCCTGCCGGTGCTGGGGCGGCCGGTGTCGAGCCGAAGCTGGGCAGCTTGATCAGATTTGAAAGATCGATGCTACCGATCGCTGCGCGGATCCTGCCGGGGATGCCTTTGACCCACTCGATAAAGGCGTTGAACTTGGCGACAGCGCCATCCCACAAGGATTGCACCATTGCCTGGCCGGCGGCATACATTTGGCTGGCGCTGCTGGAGATTGCAGATGCCGTCTCGGACACCCAAGTCGCCGCCCGTTGGACAAACTGGGTCATCGCAAGAACGGCCGCGCCAACGGCTTCACCAGCCGCTGTGCCCCATGCGCGCCACTTCTCGCCACTGGCGTCCACTTCGCCAGTGAGTTTGGAGAACCAGCCATAAACCGTACTGACGGCCGATATGACAGGCCTCAACAACGGCTCCACTGGTGCCACAGCTTTCTGGAAAGCAGCACCGAACGCCTCCATTGCCTGCCCGATTCCGCGCCAATTATTCGCAATGAAGACTGCTGCCGCGCCGATGGCCACAAGGACGGCGCCAATGCCAGTCGATATGAGCGCCAGTTTCATCACGCGCAGCGCACCTGTAACCAGCCCAATGGCCCCCGCCGCCAGCTTGGCCGGGTTCAGCAAGCCCAGCAGCATCATGCGCAGCGCCGCACCATGGCCAGCCACGGCGGCGGCTGCGGCATATCCGACCACGGCAGTCCGCAGCCCCCGGAACGCCGCGGATACCGCCGCCACAACAGGCGTAATCAGCATGGCCTTCACGAGCCGGCCGCAAGCCAGTGTCGCAGTCAATGCGACCGCCGCAACCTGTAGGAGCGCGCCCTTGAACTGGAGGGCCATGAATTGCGCAGCCAGCGCAGCCACTCGGAATGAAACCAATGCGGCGGCCGTCAGCGATAAGGCCCGGACCAAGCCTGGGTTTTTGTCGGCGAACCGGCCGAATGCATCGATCACCGGCTCGATGACGTCCATGCCCTGTTTCAACGCCGGGATCAGCGCCGTGCCGATGATTACAGCGACGCGGTTCAATCTGTTTCGCAACAGCTGCAGATCATTGGAGAACGTCGCCGCGCGGGCCTCGTACTCCTTCTGCGAACTGCCGAGATATTTGGTCTCTTTGTCGACCAGGCCGAGCACCTTGCGCAGCATGTCGAGGTTCGTCAGAAGTGGCCCCAGGGCGCGGGCCTCGCGTCCAAACAGGGCATTGGAAACCTCGGCCTGCTTCCACTTGGGCAGCTTGTTAATGCGCTCCAGCACGTCGATGGTTTGCCCCACGGCGTCTTTCTGCATGCGCTTGGCAACTCTGACACTATCAAGGCCAAGCGTGGCATACGCTCCTCGCTGGCCTTTTGTCGCGCCACCGCCAGATGTCAGGGCCAGCCCCATGTTTCGGAACGACGTTGCCGCAACTTCTGACTCCGCGCCCGCAGCGACCATGGCAGCGGCGAACGCGGAAACTTGCGTCGCCTGGAAGCCAAATTGCTTGCCGGACGCGCCGACCCGCCGAACGACGTCGAGTACGTCCTTGGCCGACGCTGCGGAATTATTGCTGAGGTGGTTCATGCTGTCCGCAAGAGCGCCGACCTGCGGGATCGACAGGCCGAGTGCGGTGGAAAGCTTCGCCAACGCGGTGCCTGCCTCGCCGGCGCTGATGTCGAACGCAACGCCGACCTTCGCGGCGAGTTCGGTGAACTCGAGCAGTACGCTTTTATCAAAACCCGACTGGCCAGCCGCTGCAACGATCGCTGACAAATCTTTGGCCGCCATCGGGATGCGCGTCGACATTTCAAGCACGTCGGCTTGGAACTTTTTGAACTCTGCCGGCGTCGAGAAATCCACGACCTTCCGGACGTCCGCCATGGAGTCCTCGAAATCCATCGCCGCCTTGATTGGCGAGGCAAACGACTTCGCAAAAGCGTATGCGCCAGCGGCGGCCGACACCAGTTTTTGCTGCACCGCCGCGATCGCAAGGTCATTCCTGCGGGCCGCCTTGTTGATATTGTCTAGCGCAGCCGACATGGCGCGGGCAGGGGCCGTAACCTTGTCGACCAGGCTGGCGATCAGTTTTGTTTCACGAGTTGCCACGGGCGCTCCTCATATGAAAGAAGCGCCCGATCGGGGCGCTATCCAAATCCCAATTCCCGCGCTATGCGGTCGGCTTCTGTCTGATTGAATGTTGGCGTGTTGGGCGTTTCAGCCTCGCCGGCCTTGGCGCGGAGCACGTAGGCAGCTTCGCCAAACCAGGCCTCGACCTCATCGGGAGATTGCTCAAGCAACCATCCAGGCGAGGCGTGTAGTACGTGCGCGATCAGCGCGATGCGCCGGCGCCAGCCGACGGTAGACCGTTTCCCATTGCGGCCGCGAACGCTTCGGAAATGGCCTGAAGGTCTGGCAAGGAAAGCTCTTCGATGACGGCAAGTTCGACATCGCAGAGCGA